CCTGTTGCTGAATCTCTTGCTATCGGTGCTGTAGCAGTTATACTACCAACATCACCTGCATCATCAGTATATAATTCATCAAAGTTACTATTAACTTTTACAAAAGCATCTCGTAACGCATCTCCTGTGCCATCATTTGCTTCAGTTCCTACTCCTATTACTTGTTTTGCCATATCTTTTTATTTTTGTGTTGCACTTGCTTTAAAGTCTGTGGTATCTGCTGTAAATGGTGTACCTGATATTTGTGTTAAATCTGCTGTTAATTCAAAAACACCCCAACAAGTTGGTGCAGAAAAATCTGGTATAAATTCAGTTGAAAATGCTTTATCTACACCCCAACTACTATTAGTAACCATATCACAATAAACTTTTCCCCAATTTATACTATTTGCCATTTCTGTTTTTTTCTATTTTTTTTAAAAACAATTTTAATTTTTTTATATTTTCCCATTTAGGTTTATGCACTCTTTTGATCATAAAACCCAACCATTGAACAAGCTATCTTTATCAGGGTATACATCTTCATTGTTATTTGTGTTATACTCTGGAAAATTGCTTATATTAAATGTAACGTAATCTATCATCCTTCTTGTGTAATATTCTGCAAATTCTCTTTCTTTTTGTACCAAATAATCTACTTCGCTTTTACTTACACTTTCTGAATTTTCAGAAGTATGTTTAAATATACCACTATTTTTAACTTGATATGCAGCAAAAGGCAAATAATCTACCATTGCATAATGTATTAGCATATCTTGCACATAGTCGTTTACAAGTGTTAAATATGCGCCTGTTAAGGATGCACCACCTGTACCTAATATATCAACAGATATTTTGTCATATAATTTTGTACCAAGATAATTTTTAATATGTATCTCTTGAGCAATCTTTATAAATTGTATAAACTTGTCAGTATCTACGTTGCCATCCAATATAGTATTTTTTACTAAATCTGTTCTTGAAATAAAAAGTGCTGTTGCCATTATTCGTTTTATTTAAATCCTTTTTCTCTATCAGTAGTCCAATTTTTAGGGTCTAAAAATCCTCTATTTTTTTGATCTCTTGGTCTTTTAGCAACTTTAGGATCATTTTTAGCAGGTTTTAAACCTTTTTTTATTGCTTCATTGACACTTATTTCTGCGTTAGGGTTTTTAACATCAGGTTTTCCTGTGGTTGACATATATGTTTTTCTCATCCAAAAATGTCTGCACGATCCACCACCTTTGTAGAGCCATATATCGTATGTGTCTGCACCTTCTTTACCCCAACCTTTGTTTACAGGCATATCTTTCATTTTCATTATATCTTCTTTACGATATAATTTATTTGCTTGTACCATTTTTCTACAAAACTCTCTAGTTTCATCATCATATTTTTGTGGTGCATATTGATATCTAACTCTAAATTTTTGTTCACCTACAGTTTTATCTTGTTCACTTTTTGCATTTGGTTTTGCAACTCCTGTAGATGCTAATCCTATCATTTTGTCTAAAACTTCTTCTTGATCGTAATCTACCTGTCGTTCATCTACTAAAACCCATTCCTCTAAATTTTCATCTTCCCCTAATTGTATTAATGCTTCTCCAACCTCTGCACTAGCTTCTAAATATTTAGACATTTTTACACCTGTTTCTTCTTCTACTACTTCTTTATCATCTACGTTTTCTATTATTTGTTCTTGGAATTCTAAAGGCTGTAAAGTCTCAAAATAAAGGTTTAATGATATATTATTAAAAGCTAATATTTTATTAAAGCTATCTATTAATAAATCTTGAAAAGGTTTAACAACTACGTTGTCATTTAATATTGATGCTGTTTTTAATTCTTCTGCGTTATTACCTAAACCTGTATTGTCTTTAATACCAAACAACATAGGAGAAACAATTCTATGAGATACCAGTATTTTTTTGCTACTTTCATCACTTAAAAATTGGTATTGGTTATGTGCATCTGATAATTGTACAGGTTCTAAACTTGCACTACTTTCTGTATTGTCATTAAAAGCTAATATGAATTTACCTGCTGAAGATGTGCCACTAAATTTGTCATAAATCCTACGTTCAATTAATTCTCTTTCTTCTTCATTTGGGATACCATTGTTAAAATTTATAAGCATACTCGGTGCTAATCCATTTTTTATGTTATTCAAATGATAATTTGCTATTTCTTCTTCTAATTCAGAATATTGTAATCCTCCTTGATAATCTACAGGCGAATAGTAATAAAATCCTGCACGATATGGCTTCACACAAAGTATTTCTATTGCTTCGTTTGAAGTTCCAAATGCAGGTATTCTTTTTGGCTTATCACTTGGTTTTAAATTTAACCAATCAGCACTATAATAAAAAGCCTCAATATCTCCACTTGACTCATCCACTTTTTCTGCTCTAATTGTCTCTATTGGTAAATGCTCTATTTGTGCTACTTTAGTTCTGTCTTTTGAGTATATTACCTGTATCGCGCATTGACCCATTAACTTTAAATCATAACAAAACTTTCTAACTACATCTTTTTTGAACAAAGATATCATTTGTGCATACTCATCAGGTTTTCTGCTTGAATCTGTAGCATTAAGACCTTTACCGAATATTTGTTCAGATAATCCATTAATAATTGCATTGTTTGTTGGACTACCATTGTATCTGTCGATTAAATATTGATAGTAAGCATTATCTGCACCATATTGTACCCACATTTTATTACGCACCTCTTTTATTTCAGGTGTTACATAATTACTTAAATTTACTATCCCTAATTTTTTCATAATATTATAAAGTCGTTATCGTAACTTGTGTCTGTGGTATATTCACCACTATTGACAGTATATTCTTGATTTTGTGTCTGATCGATACCCTGTGCAGTACAAAAAATTTTATCTTGATAAATAATCTTGTTGCTTGAATTTTTAAGCACCATATCATAGAAATGTCCTTCTTCTAAAACAGGACTAAATGCTTGACTGATTTGTAAATGATTTACAGACACACTTGGAGATATACTGCTATAAGTTACTGTTGCGTTCGTTTGGTCATCAGTAATTAACATTGTAGCTGTTGTAACATATTCTCGTGGAATAATTTTAAAAGTTTGTGCTGAACCACTAGTCGTTAATACTTTCATACCTATATAACGAAGATAATAATTAATCTTGCAAAAAAAAACCCCTACAATTCTGTAAGGGTAATAAAATTATTTATAAAATTCTTTTTCTTTTATTATTCCTCGTTTATAAAAATCTTTTAATTCTTTTTTTGTATAACCACCATAAGTAAATGTTCCACTTTCTTTAAATACATATCCTTTTTTAGTTATTTCAATAACGTATTTAAAATCTGCAAGTTGATGCCATTTGTTATCTGTTATTATTGCGTGTTTCATAGTTTTATTGTTTTGTTACTTAAAGATAATAAAAATAATTGACTTATTAAAATTTTTTAATAACTATTTTTTAAAAACATAAAAAAAGGGTAACATTTCTGCTACCCTAATTAAATTAAATGAAAAAGTAAATTAACTGTTTGTTCCTACTGTAACTGTAACAGTTGCACTACTTAATCCTGCGTATGGATTACCTGCAGTTGCATTGTTACAAAAGTTTGGTGGCAAAGTTTCTTGACCTGTTAAAGTCAATGTGTATCCGTTAAGATCACCCATCGCTGCACCTGTGACTATTGTCCCACCTGATACATCCATTCCATTTTCTCTACCACAAAACCAAAAGTTTCCGTTGTAAGTTTCTACTGCAACGTGTGGTCTTCCAAAAGCTAATAACTTTAATTCTTGGTTATCTTCTTTTGTAAGTTTTGTTAAAGTTAAATTTAATGTTTGCTCATAAAAGACTGTTCCATTTTCTCTCGATGCGTTTACTGTAGTTTCTAAACTACTATTGCCTTTTAATTCATATTTAAAAGCTGTAAACGTACCTGTTGCATCAACTAAATTATCATTCGATATTGATAAAGTACCCATATCTCCAAAGTCAGTAAAATAAACTGCTTTTATGCCTCCTGCTACATCTTTGCAGGGTACTTTTCTTCCTATTGTTAAATCGCAAGCCATATCTATTATTTTTATTAAAAAAGAGTAGGTAGGCACTTATTGGCTTACCCACCCTATTTTATGGTTAATTATTAAGAATAAAGTACAATATCACTACCGATTCCATACTGGACACCTGCAGTAAATCTCATTACTATTCTTACGTTGCTACTTCCATCAATGTCAGCCATATCAATCACTTTTACTTCGTTTTGGTCTGATAACAGACCTGTGCCAAAGTATAAGTTTGATTTTTCTGCTGCAACTGCGTGATTGTCTGGTAAACCATTTGCTACAAAAATCTTGATTCCATCAAAAGATAAACCACCACCATTGTACCATTGTGTACCTTTACTGTCTGTACCTGCAGCACCTAAACTACTTGCAAATCCACCTAAAGCACGAACATATGCTCTTGCCATATTTTGAGAAATGTATAAAAACATATCTTCTGAATTGTACAAAGTAGAAGGAATTGCATCAACGATAGCACCTAATTGTGCAATTACATTTGAAGAAGTTACAGTTGTTGAAGCAACATCATTTACATCACCATCTGCTAATAATAATTCATCAAACCCACCAAACTCACCTGCATTAGCTGCTGCACCTTGCCAAATGTTTTGTTCCATTTTTTGTGCTACTTTAGCTGACACGTGTGCAATTAAAAAATCAGCAAAGCTAGGTGCTAATTGATCGTGTGCAGAGAATCCCATATCTTGTGCCATCCAGTCATTGTGAAAATCTTTTTTACACAACTGTAAATTCACTTGTAATTCTGTTGGCTGTATAATTCTTTCTGTTAGTGTAACCGAAGAAGTTGGATCAAAATCACAGGTAGCATCTTTTACAATACCATTTGTAGCAATTTTCTTAATTACTTCTTTAAATTTAATATTTGGTTTAACAGTTATACCACCATTATTTAACGTATTACCACTTAAAAGTGCTGCAGAAATGTACTCTCCTGCAAATTCACCTGCATACGTTGTTGTTATCGATGTCGTTGTGGATAAATCCACTCTTTTATTTGCCATTTTATATTTATTTATTATTTATTAACCTGTTGCTGTGATACCACCACTTTCAAGTGCATTACCGAAAACAAAGTAACTTGATCCATCACTCCATATATCTACAAAATCACCCTTGTTATCTGCTGTATGCACAAAATTTAATTGATCTGCTGCATCTACATCCACTACTGCACCTGCAACTATTATACTACCTTCCATTACATCTGCTGTACCACCTGCAATTACTGTATTTGCACTTGTAAGTCCACCAGAGGTAACAAATCTAATTTTAAATCCTGCTGTTGGTGCAGGTAGAGTAACTGTACCACCTGTTCCACTAACTAAAATCGTTTTACCACTATCAGCCATTGTATAAGTTTCACCTATTGATATGGCTTGTTGGTCATCTTTTTGACGTAAAACGTCATCACTAAAAGTTATAGTCGTTCCCATTGTTATTGTTTATTAAATATTTTATTCATTACTACATCAAGTGTTGTTTGCTGTCTGTTTTGTGCATACAATACTTTTTTCTTTGCTTCTTTTTGTTCAGGATTATGCTTAATAGGTTCAGTTGCAGGTTTAGCTAATTCAGCTTTTAATTCTGCTTCTTCTTCCATTTTATCTTCATCCTTTTTTTTATCATACTCTACAGCCATTTTCTCTTTCATTGATTCAACCATTCGTTTAAGTTCATCAAATTCATCTCGAGTAGGATATTTTTCTTCTTCCATTTTTTTCTCATCATCTTTTTTATCCTCTTCTTTTTCTTCCTCTGCTTGAACTTCAATTGAATTTATTATTCCTTCCTCTGTAATCTCTAAATTCCTACCATCTTCAAGTTCATAATTACCTATTGGTAATGCGACTTTTTCATCTTCTGTAAGTATAAACACCTCTTTTCCTGTTTCAAATTCTTCTGATTCCAAAACAGTACCATTTTCTAATTTTAATTGAGCCAATATTACCTCTGATTTTTGTTCAGTAAGCTCAACACCTAAAAGGTTTTTTATTTCTTTTAACATTTCTACTGGATTTTTCATATTATTATTACGTTTTAATTTATTTATTTTGCATTTTAATTCTTAATATGCTGATTTACAGTTACAAAAGTCAATCAGTTTTAGTTACATTTCCTATTCCTTGATTGTAATACTCACCTTTACAACATTTTCTACTGTAAGTGCCATCACGACATAAACAAGCTCTTTTACTACCTCTAGGAGAACTACTTCTTCCACTATTATATTTTCTATATTTTGACATTATTTATTGCTTTTTGGGTGTTTTTTTGGTAATAAATCATAATCAGTTGTATAATTTTTATTTTGTGGTCTACCATTTTTAACCAAATATAAAAACGCATTTACACGAGCAAATGCCCATTGTGAAGCAGATTTAACAAACGGTGAATGACTTTTGTTAAAAGCACCTAAACCCCTTTGATATACACTAGATAATGTGCCAACTGTAACACCATAACCTAATTTGTCTTTATATCTTTTATTAAAATCATCTGCCTTTTTTTGTAAAGTCTTTCTGTCTTTATCTGTTACTTTAGCGCCTGTTTTACCACTTGCATCTCCTTTAGCTGTGCCTTTACCTTTTGGATTTTTATTTGGTGTATTACCTTTAGGAGCCTTTGGGCTTTTTTTAATACCACCTCTTTTGCCAACTTTTGCTAATTCTTCTTCACTCATTTTAACACATTTACCATAAACTTTTTTAAATCCTTTGGGACATTTTTTCATATCCTCTTTAATATGTTTCTCACAGGGCATATACCAAGTTTTAGTATTACCATCTTTATCCTCTAAATCGTGTGTATGAAAACCTTTACAACCAATATTTTTAGCCATTTCCTCTGCTTTTTCCTGTGTATCATAAGCAAGTCTATCATCTATTATTGCAAAGTCATTATTAATAACCATAGTTGCAAGATCTATTTCTCCAAGTTCTTTTAATTTAGATTTAGACCAACGTAATGCTGCTTTTCCACCCCATAATAAATATGAAATTGTACCACAAGCTTCGTTGTCGCCCTCTTTATAATATGCACCTGCTCTGCTTAAATAACTATACATCCTTTTAATAGTGCCAACAGTAACAGGTTTACCTGCCGACAAAGTCGTTGCACGAACTTTTCCTACCTGTGTTGCACATTTATTATTTACTTTTTTATTTAATTCAATACCTCGTTTAGCATTGTTTTT